CCATTGACCTTCTCGGCTGGAACGGACAACCAAAGATAGTCACGTTCGGAAGCTCCAACAGCAGCGCTAGGTGGCAAATCTAAACGCTGTTTGCTCCAGGGATTGTACAAGGCGAAACGGACAATCTCAACCGGACTCGCATCCATGTCAGGGCAAAGATGAGCAACAGTAAGAAAACGGAATTTTGCATTGTGGCGAACAAGAGTCGCAACAGCAGAATTGACAAAAGGAGTTCCGTTACAAATACCAGTCATCGTGACCTCCCAAGTGACTGAAGGGTCAACAACAAGACAATCCTTCTGCTTTGACTCAACAGGGGCAGAGTCTTTCTTGGGCAAAGGCTTTGTTTGAACCTTCACCGCAGGTGGATTGGTTTTCTTGGGCTTGGGAAGAGGCTGAACTTTAGTTGGTGGAAGTGTTTCCACAACAACTTTGGAGGGAGCGGGCTTCTTTTTGGGAACGGGCTTACCAACATGAGTCCAAGAACTCTTTGCTGGTGCAGGCTTCACAGTCTCAGAAGGGCGTGCGGGGGAGGCGAGAGGACGGTAAACCATTTTGGGCTTAACTGGTTCTTTTTTCCTCTCATACCGGACATTGGCGTCAGGGTACATGAGATCCTCTTCATAATGATAATGCAAATCAATAAGATCCTCATGACGAACGTCGATACTGACCCATTCAGAGTCATCAGTCAAATTATCGACATGTTGAACACCAGCTCGATACAATTCATCCTTGTCCATATGCATGAAACGATCACGCTTCATGAGAAGGGTGTAAGAAGGCTGTTTTCGGGCCAAGTAATCATACAAGGCAGCATTGTCTTTGCGACGACGACCAGCACTTTTCTTTGCACCCCTCTTCTTGGATTCGTTGACCCATGGACTAGTGGTGAAATACCAACCAACAATAATGGCACACAAAAAGAAATTGAAGGCTAGGACATAACGCATAGTGGTTTGCAGCTCAGTGGCATCATAGTACCCAGTGAAAAATTCCTCAACACGAGGGGTGTTGAGTTCTGCATCATCATCATAGCCAATGTTGGTGAAAGATGGTTCAGGGTGCTGCACATTCATATGGTCAGCTGGTTCGAAACCAGACGGAGTGGCGTGCTTCTCTTCATCTTCTTCAACATCTTCAACTGTGACACCTGTGCGCGCATTGAACTTAGCACCCATGCGTTTAAGCATGTCAGCGCCTTTGCTGGGATAGTCGTACTGAAAAATTTCGTAATCACAAAACATATGACCACGAGACTTCACCTCTGACTCTTCAAAAACAAACTTGTCATCAAGCATCAAAAAACCGTTGTTACTGTAGAACTGAACATCCCAATAAGGTTGTGTAAC